TAGGAGTATCTCTTCGGACACCAGGATGTGCGAATCCCTTGATCAGGATTCATCCATTCTGGTACGAGGTGCGGCCTACCGTCTATGAATGACCGAAGCAGTGCAAGCGTTTTATGCAGGAAAATCTTCTCTCTGCATGACCACGCAAGCACCTGGTTAATAACAACATAGACGTCTTGTTCTGCGTTGAGTGATTTCACATAGAAAGGAGTTATATCAACCCCGTTTAGGAAATCACCGCCGCAAGACTCGCGAAAGGCACCTTCACTAAAAGACTTATCATGATTTACGATAAGTCCCGCCTTTGTCAAGACATCTACGAAACCGGCATACTCGGAGGTGGGGATAATAATATCATCCCCAAACACGCAAGTGTTAGTCCAATCAATAAAAAGATTGGGACCACCCTTTGTACAACGGTAACCGTAGATTAGAGCCACAATTATGAATGTCATCAAGGGAAACGTAAAACCGTTCCCCATGGTGCTTATCATATGAAGCTCTACTTGTGTACCTGAGCCCCCAGCTTTACCATCGCTAGGAATTGTAATTGTGGGCGATCTGAGCTTCATTAACAGATCAAACCACACACCAGGTACAAGGGCGCGCACAAGATCGATGCTGATCATATCGCTTGCAGATTTAAGATCGAGGGTAGCAACATCCCCTTTCTCAGATCCGCGTTTGGCCATAGCAATATTCTTTTGCTGTTGGTTGCGAATGTCCAGCCCGATATGCCGTAGAGCTCCTTCCAGGTACATGCCTGCAGCAAGCTGCAGACACATATTACCAGAAGGCTCTATTGCAATTGTGCGTTCAGTGTCCTCGTTTTTGGGCACTGTTGTTAGTCGCGAACCCTCAATCTGCTTAGTGCCCGAAACTTTGGTTTGACCATCTCTGGTCACAAAGTAAGGGGACATATTACGCAGTTTACGAACCAAGGGTTCACACAGAGCGGTACAAGTCATATCCTGCCAAATCTTATCAGCGGTATGAGTCCCGCGGACGCCATTACTGGCTCCCGGACCAAAACGCCAATTCGACCACAGGTATGACATCTCGAGTGGCTGCTGTATGGCCAACTCATCAAAGGAAGTAGTGAAACGCTCTAAAACATTAAGCATGAAATAACGAGCGTTTTCAATAATCCTTCGATCGAGAGCGAGCGACGGTGGGTTAGTCAATTGCAACTGACGAACCGCCTCATTCGTTGCCAGAAAATCAGCAACTGCTTTCTCTCGAAGATCTTCTCTAAGGAAGCGTGCGCGTTTCCGAGCACGTTGTACCTGACGAGAGACCCCGGCGCTTTGGGGCCCCTTGTCAAGAAGCTCTTCTAACAGTGTGTTGAAGAACGTCGTGAGACGTAATTCGCCACGGTAAACGTTACTTTTACTCACAGGATAACTCCCGATGATTATAACGGTTTAACCAAGAAC